CCATAATTGTCCACCACACTATTTAACTATCACACTTACCACCCATCTTACTAAAGAGCTTACCAATAAGACTCTTAATCTCAGCGATGTCGTCTTTAATATCAGCCTTGAACTCTTTCTGTTCTTGGTGGTAGTCTTCCTTAAGTACATAAGTGTGAGGGAGATTCTGTTTACAGGTGTTGTGCTCCCTCTGTATGTCTTTAAGGTCTTGTGAGATACTGTGTAGGAAGTAACCTAACATAGTAACCATTATAGTTAATCCGTATAATCCTATATCTTCCATTAATAATCCTTATTGTTCTGTTGGTTGTTCTTCTAACACAGACCAGTCTTGGATTTCCTCATCCCACATATAATCTTTACCGTCATCTGGATATGGGGTAGGTGCTTCCCACTGACAAGTATCTTCGTTAAGAGTCCAAGAGCTGTATGGTTTTGGTGGTATGAAGGCATCTAAGTCTTCATCATAACGATAACCAATACCAGCGTAGTTCTTTCTTATGTTTCTGTTGTAGGATGTTTGAGTCCAGAACGGATACCCAGTACCTTTAGTTAAATAATTGATACCGAGCTGTTCCACTTCCTTACCGTTTTCATCTGTTATATCATCGTTAGAAACAACGATAACTGAAATAACTTTACTGTTTAAACCTAATTTTGCATAGTGAGCCATAATAACCTCTATTTGAATTTGTAACGAATGATGACAACACCTTTACCACCTTGTCCGCCCGTAGCATAAGAACCACCGCCACCACCACCAGCACCTTTATTAGCATCACCATTAGTACCAGAGTTTGTAGTAGTTCCATCACCACCACCACCAGTACCACCAGTACCGCCAGTACCTTGATAAGAACCACCACCACCGCCACCAGCGCGAGTAACATTAGTCCCAGTTTCAACTATATCTGAAGTTAACCCATTACCACCATTACCACCAGAACGATATGCGCCATTACTACCAGCAGTACCAGCACCACCGCCACCACCACCAGCATTATCAACACCACCAGAACCGCCAGTACCACCGTTATTACCATAAGATGAATTTGTTGCAGAACCAGCAGCGTTTGTGCCTACATCTTCACCACCTCCACCACCGCCAGAACCGCCATCACTACCATCTGAATTTGCTGAAGTTGAACAGTCACAACGATAACCACCAGAACCACCACCAGCAGATGTTATTGTGCCAAATGTAGAAACACCACCGTTCACGCCGTGATTAGAATTAATACCACCAGCGCCACCAGCTTCAATAATAACATCATAATTTGTACTTGCTGAAATAGAGAAACCCGTTGCAGTTCTATACCCACCAGCACCACCACCACCAGCAAAGTGACCACCAGCACCACCGCCTGCGCCTACAACTAAATATTCGACAGTATTGTGTGGCGCACTACCAAGCGTAGAAACTCTGAAACCATCACTACTACTAACTAAAGAAGAAGCAAGGAATGTATGAATCTTATAATCACCATCTTCTGCTATAGTTCCACCAGTAGCCACTGTATATGGCTGCACAGCGCCTTCACCGTCACCACTATTAACCCAAGTGTTAACATCATCAGTAGCATTAGTACAAACGTAAGTCTTGCCACTAGTCTTATTTATCCATAGGTGTCCAGTAGCTGGAGGGTTGGAATCAGTTGCTGGGTCTGTCGTAGATACAGTAGTATCAGATAACTCATTAAGCGAAGAAGCACCAACAGAATCCTCCCAAGAGAATGCATTTGCAGTATTAGAGCTGGCTGTTAGAACCTGACCACCATTAGATGCTGTCGTTGATGTTGGCACTAGCTTAGTATCGATGGTGTCAAAGTTAGTGTTTAACTCAGTGCCCCAGTGGTTTACAGAACCACTTTGTGCGGGTTTCTTAAGCTCATAGTTGGTTGTTAAATCTGTTGTAGTGTCTGCCATATTCTATCCTATTCTAAGCTGCATCTGACCAAGTGTCAGAGGCTGTGTTAATCTGTTGCCATACAGGAGGTTCTTCTTCTAATACAGATAACCACAATAAAGCATCACTGTCTTCTGGGATTACTTCCCAGAGAATCCTTGCACTTACTTGTACACTAGAGGTTGCTGATAAAGATGCCTCAGCAACTAACGTATCAGGAGAATGTGCCGTTACTCCAGAGGCTGCAGCTATTGCCGCTGATGCACTAATTTCTAAACCAGCAATTGTTGTTATGTTACTAGTAGAGTCTACACTAGCCTCAGCTAGTACATAAGCTGACTCTACTGAAGCTTGTGCTGTTACTGTGCTGTTAGCATCTACTGTTGCTGATGTATTAAATATATTAATTGCATCTGCGGATACTGTACTAGTAGCACTTACAGTGGATGATGCTAATATATAAGCAGACTCTACTGAGGCTTGTGCTGTTACTGTACTAGTAGCACTTACAGTGGATGATGCTAATATATAAGCAGACTCTACTGAGGCTTGTGCTGTTACTGTACTAGTAGCACCTAGTGTAGAGGATGCGTTAAATATATTAACTGCATCAGTGATGACTGTACTAGTAGCACTTATTGTAGATGATGATGTCTCTATATTATAAGTAACAGCATCAGTGGTAACTAACGATCTGATGCTGTGTATACAGCAGAAGCACTGACACCACTAGTAGCACTTATTGCAGCTGATGCTACATCTATATTATAGGTGATAGCATCAGTGGTAACTGTACTAGTAGCACTAATATCAACTGATGTGTTAAGTATATTAATAGCATCAGTGGTAACTGTACTAGTAGCACTAATTGCAGCTGATGCTGTATCTATATTATAAGTAACAGCATCAGTGGTAACTGTACTAGTAGCACTAATATCAGCTGATGTATTAAGTATATTAATAGCAGAAGCACTGACACCACTAGTAGAACTAATAGAGACTGATGCTACATCTATATTATAAGTAACAGCATCAGTGGTAATTGTACTAGTAGCACTAATTGCAGCTGATGCTGTTGCTGTGTAGACAGCGTTAGCTGTTACTGTACTGGATGACTGTACTTCTGCTTCACCATAAGTGAATGAACCTACGTCACCTCTAGCACTTACTTCACTAGTGGAACTTATATCAGACGAGGCTGTTACTGTGTAGACAGCGTTAGTTGTAACACCACTGGTAGAGCTTATAGCAGCCGAAGCTACATCTATATTATATGTAACACCTGCACAATCTACAGAGGAGATAGACTGTATCTGTGCGGAGTTTTCTCGTATCCTAGTGGCGGTTGCCTGTACGGTAGACTGAGCTAGTGCCTCTGCTGAGGAATTAAATATTCCTATTGCAGGTAGAACTAATAGTGGATGCACCTAAATCTATATTATAGGTGACAGCATCAGTAGTGATTAATGATGTACTAGCTATGCCAGCTGATGCTGTTGTTGTGTATACAGCAGAAGCACTGACACCACTAGTAGAACTAATAGAGACTGATGCTACATCTATATTATAGGTGACAGCATCAGTGGTAACTAACGATGTACTAGATATGCCAGCTGATGCTGATGCTATATAAATAGCACTAGCACTGACACCACTAGTAGAACTAATAGCAGCTTCACCTTTATCTATATTATAGGTGACAGCATCAGTAGTGATTAATGATGTACTAGCTATGCCAGCTGATGCTGATGCTATATAAATAGAACTAGCACTGACACCACTAGTAGAACTAATAGTGGCTGCACCTAAATCTATATTATAGGTAACAGCAGCACAAGCGGTTGTAGACTCGGAAGCTACAACCGCAGCGGAGTTAAGTGTTATAGATGATAAAGACTCTACACTTGATTGTGCAGCAATACTAATAGATACTTCAATAAGCTCTGCTGAGTATATTGAAGTTCCGTAATTACCTTGTCCGTATCCTATAGCCATCTAAGCTCCTATGTGATTAAACTATTAAGTCAGCGTGATGCTCAAGTCAGTTGATGGAATCTTAAAGATGTCACCTGAAGCAACTGTCTTAGATGTAGCCAACGGAGACCACGCTAAGAATACTCCAGTATTATCAAAGATGCCTATGTGTGTCACAGTACCCCAGCTTGCAGTTGCAGCAGTGAATGTTACGTCTGCACTATTTGTAACAACACCGCCTGAAGCAGCACCAAAAGTAACTGCTTTTCTTGCATAAGCTGTTCCTGAAGTAGGTACTTCAGTACCACCGCCTGTATCAGAAGGAGCTACTGTGTATAGTGCAACAGTCCTCGATGTTGGTTTAGTGAAAGCTGTAGCACCAAATGTATGGTCCAATAATTTATTTTCTAACGCGTCTGAAAAACTTGCCATAATATAATCTCCTTATATTGTTATTATTAATTACCTATCCAATACCTGAATAGATATTTCTTACCCTCAGGGTTGACCCTGAATGTCTGTCTCTATCATCAGCAGCTGTTAACTTACGTACTGCGTTCTCATAGCCTGTTAACCACAATTGAACTCTCTCATCATTCTTGAGGAAAGGTTCTGCTTCTAATAAAGAAGCATATAGTATTAAGTCAGGTGCGTTTGTTGTTAGCCAGTTAGAAGTAACTGTGCTATTTGTACCATCACCTAGAGAGTCAAACTTCTTATAGAAGGCTACCTCTAAGTCATAGGTGGAATCTGGTATAGGTGCTAATTGAATCTCACCACCTACAATTGAATATGCAATAGGCTTACCTGTTGCGTTTGAACCATATAATCTATCTAACATCTCTAAAGAAATAAACTCTAGTGGAGTAACAGGGTCAGTGTTTAACTGAATGTTTCTCATCTGTAGGTAACCTGGAGGCAGTGCAATATATCTATTACCTGAAGTAGTAGTAGCCTGGCTACGTTGCTCCATAGCACGTACTCTCAAGTCTCTGTTTATCCTAACCTCTGCTAGAGATATGAAGTCAGGAATGTTATTAGACAAGTCACTACGGTCCAACCACTCTGCAACTGCCGCTTTGATTTCTGTGAAATTGCTTAGTGCCATTATAGTTTTCCTCTAGTTGTTCTGAATGGTGCGTTGTCTGGGTCATTCAACCAGTGACGCATTCTTTCTTGGTTTCCCCACACACCTTCTCGCATCATAGTCTCTACTAATATTAGAGGGATACGGGCTACTCTATGTTCTCCTTTAGAGTCGCCTCGGTATTGGTTCTTTCCACTTCTTCCTGATTCAAGTTTTAACTGGTTGTTACCAGTAACGAGATTCTTGATTTCGTTGGTATCTTGTTCAGAGGTTACTATTATCGAACCATCTGAATCTTGATGAATTTGGGTAGTTATTATAGACATAATAAGTAAACTCCCCACATAAGCAGGGAGTCTATATTAACTACTAGGCGATTGCTGTAATTGAACCGTTAGCTGCTTCGTTGCCACAGCGTAAGCCGTACTCAACCACAAGCATCTTCTTATCAGAGTCACCGTCTTTAGCGATGTCTACTGTTTGGAAGTCACGTAAGTAGTCTACTGACCACATATCGTTGTCTAACATAAGAGCAGTACCTGTCGGTAAGTATCTATCCAACACTACGTTGAATGTACCGAAGTCTGAAACATAAACATCAACCGAGTTGTAGATTGACTTGTTGTCATCCACTACTGATTGTGTTTGTGTAGCACGACCGTTTAAACCAGTAATCTGCTTCTTAGCTGTAGCACCTACTAATAAAGTAGACGGGTCGCCACCTGCATTCCAGCACTGTGATGCTAGTTCAGTGATGTCACCGTCTTTTAGTACAGAGCTTGCTGATGCGTCACCTTCAGTAGCACTAGTCACAGCAAATGTGTTAGTAGTGATGAAGTGTGTTGCACCTCTAGTCTCACGAGCTACTGAAGCAGAACCGCCTACCGCTGCGTTATTAGCAAGTAAAGCTGTTTCCATATCACGCTTAAGCTCTTTAGAAGCCTTAGCTAATTGGTACGCCATCTCTGACTTCTTACCTGCTTTGTCAACTGCTTCACCAGAACCAGTAACATCCACTGTCTTAGTAGAGATTTGTGTCTGGTTAGTAACACGAACTGTATCGCTCATAGTAGCTGCACCTGCTGCTGCACCTTCAACCTGAGCGTTAGTACCTGCTGCTTCTAGTGAGTCTGTCTGCCATTCAAACAGTGTGTTTGATACTGAACCTTTCTTCGTAATTGAAGATAGGAACGGAGTATCTGTTGGTGAGATATCATAGATTACATCTGATAAATCTTCTCTTTGGCTATTGCCTGTGTTGTACGTATTTTGTGTTGTTGCCATTTTATTTTCCTTATTCTAACATATCATAAAAGATAGAAGCGGCATCATCTGCGTTGCCTGACTTCTTTAACCTTGTACGCTTCTTCTTTGCAGCTTCAGTATTAGCTTCTGCTTTTACTGTGCCTCTGCCAGCCTTCTGCACCTTAGGAACTTTCTTCACAGCTTTCTTTTTAGGTTTTACTTTCTTAGTGAGCCTGTCAAACTCCATAGCTTTCTTAAGAATAAGAATACTACGGTGGTCTGCCAGTTGCCCTATCTCTTCAGGTAAGAACCCAGACTCTGTAGCATATTTGCGTACATCGTCTTTAACAGATTTATCTTTGTCAGCCCATTCAGGTAGTGCTGAGACTAGCTTAGCATACTCCTCTTGGACAAACGTAGCTCTCTGTTGCTGTGCTTGCTCGTACTGTTGTTGCTGAACAATCTGTTGTTGTTGGTCAGCGTTCTGTACTTTTTCCTGTGCATCTCTGAACTCATCCTTCTTAATCATATATTGATATGGGTCATCCTCTTTAAGAGTATTCCAATCAACATCTGCAAATTCAGATAGGTTGGCTTCTTGCTGGTCTTTCAGCATCTGCAAACCATTAGCGTACATCTGTCTCTCTTGCTCTAACTGTAGTCGTTCTTCCTGAATTGCTTCATTCTCTTTACGACCCTCAGCCAGTGCTTGAGACTTACGAGTATAGTCGGATTGTCTTTGATAACCAGCTTTGAGTTCTTCCAAGTTAACCTCATACTCTTCACCACCTACTTTAATAGTATAGCTAGGGTCTGCAATTTCCTCTTCCTCTTCTTCGCCTTCTTCAACTTCCTCTACTTCTTCAGTGGCTTCTTCTTCATCTTCTTCAGATTCCAAGACCTCTTCGGTTTCGACTTCATCTTCCTCTATTGTATCCTCTACTACTTCTGACTCCTCAGTGGTAGCTTCGGTTTCCTCGTTTGTAGGTTGCTCTTCCGAGTTCCACATATTAAGGATATTGTTTGCTGCTTCTTCAGCAGAACCATCTTGCGCTCTATCGAACGCTGTTGCAACTTCCTGGGTGTTCTCTGCAGAATCCATTAGTCATCTCCCTGTTAATTATAATTTGTATCTGAATAGAATTCGTCTTGCCCTTCTGCAAGTCTACCAGTGTCGAGTACAGATTTAATATGTTGGTCTACTAATCCTAAACTCTTGATGGTAATATAAATTCTATCCCTTTCTACTTCCTCGCTAATTTTGGTTTGTAATAACAAATCAATTAGATGTTCTTTTGTTGTTTCAAAAGCTTCCTTATACAAAGGGTCATCAATAAGCCTCTTGGCGTTTTGACCCCTATGTACATCCTTCCCTTTCTTTCCCATAACTTCTCCTTTACATAACTTCTAACACTATAGATGCACTATTTATTTTTATTTTCTCCAAGCCTGAGTTGATATAGGTAAGCCCTGCAATATCAGCTGCCGTTCCATATGTATCAGTACCATTTGTGTCAACACCTGTCTTCATCTTATATGTTACGGTAGATGTGCTTGATGCTCTTATTGCAATCATATCACTCACATCTAAAACAATATACCCATCACTTGGAGTCGCCTCCGCGTAGGTAGTGATTGCTTTAGGCGCAAAGCCTTGTATGTTGTTTCCGTATGAATCTCTATTCAGTTGACGCATTATTGCTCCTTTGTATATTATGTTGGACCAATAGCTACTGGTCTTTTCTGCTCTCTTTCTAGTATTAACTCTTGTTGTTTAAGAGCCAAGTCTGCTTTCTTAATTTCTAATTCTTGTGCTTTAATCTGCATATTAACCTGAGCCTCTTGTGACTTTAGGTTGAGCTCCTGTTGTGCTAACTCAGCTTCTAACTGCATCTCTTGCTGCTTAAGCTGACTCTCTGTCTGTAGCTTCTGCATCTTAATCTTAAGTTCTTCTGTCTTAAGTTGCATCTCCATCTGCTTAGCTTGCTCTTCAGGATTAGGACCTTGTGGCTTCATATCCCCCTCTCCTGGGTCTGTTATGAAGTCTTGTACGTTCTTCATACCCATAGCCTTAATCTGCTCAGCAACTAGATTATATATATTCTTAGGCTTAATCAACATACCAGCACCAGGATGCTGCCCAATCATTTGCAGAGTCTGAGCTAACTGACCAAGGTGCATAAGGTTCATATCCTTATTACCAAAGCCTAGACCTACCTGAGCAGTACAGTCCATCTTCTCTCTCCACTCGTTAGGATACATAGTAACCCACTCGTTGTTAAGTCTTACAATCTTCTCAGGAGATTCATACTTCTGTACTAGTTGGTAAACACTGTTGGCTAGGTCCTTCATCCCAGTCTCAGCAAACACTCTAGCAATCAATTCAATCTTCTGTTGTGCTGCCGACATAACCTGCGCTACACCAGTAGCAGTCTGATGAGACTTAAGTCCACCCTCAGATAGACCCATACTGTTCTTACTAACACCAGTTCTTTCTTCTCTGATACTGTCTATGTATCCAAGCATATTGAAAGAGTTTTGGTCTAGTTGTGGTGTGGCTAACGGTTTAACAGCTCCCGGGGTACGTACTCTTACAATACCACCAGGTCGACTTGTCATAAGGTCATCTAAATTAGCCTGACCTTCGACCACCTCATAACGTCCGTTGTTTGTTAGATACATATTGTCTAACAAGTTACGCATCAGGGTAGTCTTAATTAGTTGAAGGTCAGAGATTAAGTCATATATACTCAGACCGTAGAATTTATGAGGCATCGGGACAGGTGTAAGGGAGGAGAAGGGAACACTGTCCACTACCTCATTATCTAAAATCTCATCTCCAACCTTCGTTATCTTTCTTAATTCATCAATACCGTCGTTATCAAAGTCAACGTACATATAGCACTCAGATACCCAGATACCATCATCAATATCATCATACATACTGTCACCTTCGTGATTGAATCTAGCCAATCTCTCTAGGTTATAGTTGTCTTCTCCACCCTCAAAGGCTCTCTCTATCTTAGCCTTTGGGTAGCCCTGTGATAATAATTCTGACTTAGTTCTCTTTACCTTATGTGCAACGAACCTTGCATCTTCAATACTCTTAGCGTATTTATTAATTAAAAATTCTTCTGGTGGTACATTCTCAATTCTTACTTGACCACTTTCTATTGTTCTTTCTAGCACAACATCGTGGAGAACTTGCTCTCCCTCGTTGGCTGTATGTTCTTTGACCTCAACCGAATCATCCATAAGTAGCACTGTGAATTCTTCTTCGGTAAGGTTCTTATATTCTTCTCTGGTTACTTTGGTTGTATCATCCCAGTAGTGTTTGACGATACCATTCTTCTGAATCAGTGCGTCTTTGAACCAGCTATATATAAGAGAGAAGCCGTGGTTCTGTCGCATAATAGTGTAGTTGACATAATCAGTGGCTTGCTTAGCCATCTTGGTGTCTTCTGGTCCTTGGGGTTCGAACTGTACTACCTTGTCACCTCCTGTGAATATCTTCATAAGAGAAGGCATAATCCATTCGATTACATCAGCTACATCCCGGGTGACAATTTGAGAACGACCTTCTTGCTCGTTGCCATACTTCTTACCGTGGTAACGGTCCATAGCATCAGCACGTTGCTCGCTTAACTTGGTCTGGCTAGCACCAGATGCAGAGTTTAATTCCTGCTCTACCTTTGCTGATAGCTCGTTTTTAGTCATCTTCCTTGCCATAATTAGTTTACCTTTATTATACTACCCAGCTTAAGTCTTGCTTAGGGAGGCTGCTACCCCAGGAGTTATTACTACCTGTGAACACAACATCCGTCACACAGAGGTATCTGAAACTATCAGCCGCGTGTGAGGTCCAGTCGTGTACGGGTTTCTGAGACCAAATCTTCTTCTTGTCGTTATAACTACTACGGTACTGTAGTAGGGAATCTAATCCCTTCTGACACTTTGTCTGGTCAAACCAGCATCTATTAAGAGTATTCCTAACAGTATCAATACCATCCATAACCCTTAGCTTAGGAGCAACTTGGAAGTCAATACCTAAGCTGTAAGCTAAATCTTTCCTACTCTTGCCTGTACTAAATTCTCTTACTGCTATATCGTGTGGTGCTATGTGTGCACCATATCTATATCCTTTACTATTAAGAACATCAATATAGTGAGGTAGTCCTTCACCGCTGCTCTCATAGTAATCTATAAGGTTTATTGACTTGCCATCATATTGGGCAAACCATATAGCGGTACTGTCAGCTACTCCTAAGTCCCAAGCTGTTACTACTTGCTTGGATGGGTCGTATGGTACTTTACCAACCCTATCATCATCATAGACAGTTTCTAGTTCCTTGGCATAATAAGCACCCCTCAGGGCAGCAGACCAAGAACACTCATACTCTTGCTCATACTCTGTCTCAGCCATATCTTGCCTAGCCATCTCAAGTTCTTCATCATCCAATATACCAGTCTCACTGGCTTTGAATAAGAATCTCTTCCAACCCTTCTTCTCTATGGCTGTATGGTAAATATCATAGAACTCATTCTTACCTTTAGGAGTCCCGATGAATACACCCCAACCTTTCCTATCTGACAGTGCAGGTCTGATAACCTCACTGTACATCTTAGGATTCATCTGAGCATACTCATCAAGAATAACACCATCAAGGTAGATACCACGAAGAGTGTCAGGATTATCAGCACCATAAAGCTGAATCCTAGCGTCCATAAAGTCCGCTCTAAGCTCGGCTTCATTAAACTTAACATCTGGAAAATCTACTAATAATCTCTTTAACTCGTCCCAAGCTACTGTCTTAGCCTGCTTAAATAGTGGTGCTAGGTACGCATACCTAGGTGCTTTCTTACCTTGTTGGATATCCTGTACTGCTGACTTAATCATCTGGTTAATAGCAAATACAGTCTTACCGAATCTTCTGTGACAAACAACTACGTTGAACCTATCTAATTCTAGGTGCAACTTAGCTTGTAATACTCTGGGCGTATAAGGTATTACAATCCCTTTACGTTTCTCCTCCCTTTTGTTAGACATAGCCTACCAAATACTATTTCTATTGTTGTTTATCTTAAGCATATACTTATCAAAATCTTCAGCAGAAGTGAAATCTCCTTCTGTGAGGGCTTCTGGTCTATTAGGGTAGCCTAATAGTTCATTAGTTTCTATGGTAAACTGCCTCTCCTCTTCTGATTTATCTTCCATATTATCTAAAATCACATTCCCAAGCAGACCAGCACCAGCTGCTGCACCTACTTTTGGAATCGCTCTCATTACACCTTGAGTTATGTCCTGACCTGGCACTGGTCTTAGATTATTGACTTTAAGTTTCTGTCCTTTATTGACAGCTTTTAACGCCTTTACTCTGTAAGCAGGACTCATACGCATAATTGATTCTAGTGTATGACCAGCACCTCTCAGTATCATAGCTATTATTACTGGTACGGGCATCAGTGTACTTTGTCCTCTAAGTTGAGTGTTCGGTTGTTGGCATCAGCAATATCTTCCTCACTGTCGCTCCAACTAACATCAAAGTTCCTATCCTCGTGTACAATATGTTGCTTAGGAGTCCAGCCACCCTGTGTCTTAAGCCAGAAGGTTGTCATAGCAGCACTATCACCACTAACAGCCATCTCATAAGCCACACCTGCAACCCTAGCAGTACGCTTCTCACGTCCTGTATCTAGTGTGTGTCTATAATACTTAATAAGTGTGGCAATAGATACACCCATAATCTTAGCAATAGTGTGCTGGTCTAACCCTATGGTGACCATCTCCTCTACCTTATCATAGTCATCATCACCAGGGTTATACTTAGTCGTTGTTCTCCGTGCTTTCTTACCACCAGCCTTCTGACTAAGCTTAGACAGTCCTTTAATTAGACCAGAGTTTGTATCTAAGTTCCGTGCCTTCTCTACTTTAATAACAACATCACTAGGCTTCTTACCAGTTGCTGCTGCTACTTTGTGGCGAGCATCCTCTTTGATTGACTTTAAGTCTTGCTTAATCTTCTTAGTGTGTTCTTTCATATAGTATATATTATACCTTATTTCTAATTAGCAATCTCATAAAATTATATAAAAAATATGAGACAATATCTATTATGGCATATTGTTATTGGCAAACTTATTCTGGTTCGTTATCTGTCTAACTAACGTAGTTCGCTGTTTTATCTTTATGGGTGTTATGTACGGTTGTTACATACTAAGTTTCATATTAAGTAGCAGCATTAGTACGTTAGTTGCTAATAACAATATTATACCTGAAAATAACTTTGATGTGTCATTAATTCTATATTAATATATAAATAAGTAAGAGCATAGCTTAGCACGCGATTCCACTCTTGAGATGGACTATGTTACTACTACCGTACTACACCCCCTACAGCAGTATAGACAGCAGATTCATAATTGTTGAATTTTAGGTATGGGTTGATTCCCCCGATATACAATTTATTTACTTTAGGTGGGTGGGGTCTTCATCAGCT